ATAAAAGAAAAAGAAAAATTAAACAAAGATGAAGATAGGGGTGAGTAAATGCAAAATTATCACCGTCATACATCATATAGTAATATTTGGGGATTTAAGGACTCGGCTGCTGTAAATGAAGATTATGCAAAACGTGCCGTTGAACTTGGTCACAAAGTAATTTCCAGTGTGGAACACGGTTTTCAGGGATACTATTTTGAAACATATGAACTCTCTAAGAAATATGATCTGAAATTTATTTTTGGATGCGAAGCATATTGGGTCAAGGATAGGCACGAAAAGGATCGCACAAACTCTCATATTGTTTTACTTGCCAAGAACGAAAATGGGCGTAGAGCAATTAATTCTGTTTTATCTACAGCAAGTGAAGATGGATATTATTTTCGTCCTCGTCTTGATACCGAATTGTTGTTGAGCCTTCCAGCAAATGATGTTTTTGTCACCACAGCTTGTATAGCTTTCTGGCATTACGATGATATTGAAGATATTGTTGTCAAACTTCATGAACATTTTAAAGACAACTTTATGTTTGAAATTCAGTATCATAAGACAGAAGCACAAATCAATCT